CGTCATGACACTCCTCGAGGCTCTGCTGAAGAACGACGTAGAAGAAGGCCAGGTGGTCGAGGCCGAAGTGCGGCTGGGTCAGGGCCTCTACTGGGAGAGGGCCACCGAGGCTAGAGGGCTTGCGACGAATCGCCGGCATTCCTGTCAGCGGGAGTCAGGGAGTGCGTCCGTACCCGGGGAGTAGGGGCCCAGGCTATTGAGGACCCGGCGCAATGCGTTGCGTTTTTGCAGCGCAGCGACCGTGTGGGCCTGACACTCCATGAGCTTGGCGAACGTGGGATCGACCACGCTCTCCAACGCGACGAATAGCCAGGTCACACCTGGGTCGCCTGAGCGTACGTTGTCAAGATGGCGGTGGATTCTGTCGGCAGTGTTCATGGCTGTGCCCTCTACATCCACAGCGAACGAGACGCCAGGGGGTGACACCCGACTCGGGAAGTAGATCCGTACCCGTGGGGGGTGAGGGTCATCCCCCACGCGCCCGATCTTTCGACCGGGGCCCACTGGAAGGAGGCGGGAGGGCTCATGATCGCCTGGAAAGGCACCCTGGGCACTTCTACCTGGGTCCGCTCGAGGGGGTCTGGCTACACTGGGGAGGTCCGGGAGCCCAAATGAACTCGTTCCGTCTGACCCTGATCGCCTTCTTCTTGCTGTTCTTCTTGGGAGGCTGTGTCTCCTCGCCGAGGCCGTCCCTTGTGACGCACCAGCAGGTCTATCAGAACGGTGGTCCCGAGGGAAAGATCCTGGCCATGGCGGTCACCTTCGGTCTGCCGATCACGTTCTGCCTGGACTGCGTGATTGTGCTGGTGACCGTGTGGGACGACGAGCTCCCGGAGCCATTCTTCATGACGCGGGAACTCATGGAGATCATTCGCGAACTCATGAAGGGGTGACCGTACAGGCAAAGAGCCCTGGGCTGTTTGCCCAAGGCTCTTTACGGTATCGCGGGTCAAGGACTTGCACCTCGGCTTCCACCCTTATGGGGCAGACATGCGTCTGGCGACGTTCGCTCTGCTTCACCGACCTCCCGCCTTCTTATGGCGGCGTCCAGCTACTTCACAGGGCTCCGGTCTCTGACACTCACCCGACCTTGGTACCAATAACGAGCTCGGGGTCGGCTGGAGGGGTTTATCCCTCGGTGGCGTGCAGTCTGATCAACACCCACCCGCGGTGTGTGAGAAGGACGTAGGGCAGGACCTCGACTGTCTGGATTTTCTTCTGAGGTGATGATTTTCAGTTCGGTATGACCTCGGTAGAGGAGGTCCACCATGACCCAATTCGTGACCCTGAAGCTGTTCACCCACTACGCAGACGGCGAGGCTGATCCGACCACCGGAGGCGACATTGGGACCACCCTGCATACGCTGCACGAGGTTCCTCGGGAGGCTCTCTATCCGATCGTCGAGCGGTTCGACAAGTGCCCCTACACTGGGGTCCACAAGGACACGCTAGCCCTGCTGACCGACGAAGAGCGAGCTGCTCTGACGGCAGGAGAGGTCAAGCAGCAGAAGGGTGGCCCTTCGGGTAGATCAGGCCCGACCAGGTGACGACCATGTAACGCTTGGTGTCGGCGGGCAGCGTCTTGTGGGGGTGGGTCATGTGCGGTGGCCAGACGGCGACAGTTCCGGCTTTGGGCACAACCTCGATACCTTGGCGGGGGAAGACGACCTTCCCCTCCTCACAGTCGTTGAGGTACATGGCCAACGCCCAGAGACGGGCACTCCTGTTCGCGAGGGCCGTGCCGTCGCAGTGCTCCACACAGATCTGCCCGGGCTCGTAGCAGCAGACCTCATAGCCCTCGTCAGAGAATGGAAGCGCTACCCCGTACTCTGAGTAGTGCTTGGTGAGAATACTGCCGACCACAGCCTCTAGCTGGGCGTCGAGGATCTTCCAGTCGAGGATCTTTGACGCCTCGACCGTTTCGCACTGACGGTTGTCGTAGAGTCCGCCGGGCTGACGCCTGTTCTCCGACTGGTCGTACTTCTCAATGATTTGACGGCACAAGTCTGCGCCGACAGCGTCGTGGTACACCCAGATATCGCCTCCAAGGTGCTCGGCTCGAACACTCACGGACCGCAATCGTCGAGCGGCTCTACAGGTGCCCCTACCTCGGGGCCCACAAGGACACGCTCGCACTCCTGACCGACGAGCAGCGAGCTACGCTCCTGGACTGACCGTCGTCGAACCTGAGATCTTGATCCCACCACGGCGATCATGAACAAGGCCAGTCCCATGCCCGGCTGTAGGTCATGGATCGTGAGCACCGCAACGAGGGCCACCAGGAGAAGGTCATGTTCGAGGAGTGCGTCAACCACAGACCTTCCCGTTCTTCGTGCAGGACTGGTTGCCTTGGATCGTGACCGGCTCCAGGGTGGACTCGAGCCAGCGCAGGGATAGCCCGTTGTCCACGTCGTTTCTCGCTACCGCGGTCTTGTGGTGAGCAGCCGACTGGGTGGTGGGGTTTGGATCCCACCGAATGGCGTAGATCGCCTCTCCTGTGGAGGTGACGGTGCCTCGGTAAGTGATCCGACCTGTAGGGCTGCTCTCGGAGATCTGCTTGACAGTGTCTCCGACGAAGAACCTGCCGTCGCTCATGCGACAGGGGCCTCCGCCACCGGGTCCTTGCTGGCCAGGCCGAGCTGCTCAAGGGCGTAGAACATGAGCTGGTCGTTGATCGGCATGGAGGGGAGCTCGACGAGGATCCCCCTTGCTACGAGACCACGGATCGCCCGCAGGTCGTTGAGCGAGATCACCTCCATGGCTTTCGGCTCCATGGAAACGTCGCCTGCGTCCTGGCCAGGTAGGGAGAGTTGGCTCACCTTCGGCTTGAGGACGAGGACCTTGGTCGGGGTCTTGAGATTGAGGACGAACTTGTTGGGGTCGGACACTGGACTACACCTGTCGTTGAGGGATCACTCCCTGAAGCGCTCCGGCAGACCCATGCGGTCCGCCAGGGCATGGAACTTCTCTCCGTGGTGATTGGTGTCCTTGACACCGCTACACGGGCTGTTGAGCACCACGTGGATCGCCTCATGGACGAGGGCCACGTAGGGCTCGTGGAACCCAGGGTCCAGGCGGACCTCTTCTGAGTTCCAGGCAGAAGCAGGCTCCCACCAGGCGGCTTTGCCTTCGGGAATCCCTTCTCTGCTGTAGAGGAACCTGACCTTGCTAGGGCAGGAGCTCTCGTAGCCGAACTCCTCATAGAACGCGTCCCGAGCAGCCTCGAGAATGACCTCAAGGGCTGCTCGGAGCTCGAGCTCTACGTCCTGAACAAGGGGTGGGGGCACCTAGTCCCCCGCGATCAGCGAGCCCAGCTTCTTACGAATCGCTCGGAAGCAGAGCCCCCGCAGGCTGTTGGCCTGGACCACCATGCCACCGTCCGTATAGAGGACGTACTTGCCGGTGATCTCGATCCACTCGTCGCCTGGAGGGCTGGCCTGACGACGCTGCGCACGAGGATCGGGATCCTCTGCTACCTCTTCCTCAGGAGCGTCTGCGAAAGCCTCCTCGACGAACTCCTCACCGAGGGGCTGCTCTTTGCCTTCGAGCTCTCGACGAACGTGCTTGTGGTATGCCCCGTCTCCGTTGAGACCGAGCATGTCACTCGCGGAGGGCTGGTCTCCAGACCTCCTCCGACCCGCTACGCCCTCATGTGTCGGGAATCGACGGTTGCGATCAGGGCCTCTGCCAGTTTCACGCATTCGAGTGCTTCCTCCTTACGGTCGTCGTCCCCGTTTTCCGAGAACTCGTCCCCACCAAGAGTCTTGACGTAGTGGAGCATGAACATACGAGCCGTGTCCAGGACCTCGTTCCGCCTGTTGTAGCGCCACCCTTCGTCGTCGCTCTTGGGGAGACCCCATAGCCAACTCCGTGGGTCGGGCATGGAGTCGGGGACCGAGGGCTTACTGTTCGGAGCCACGCTCACGCTTAGCGGCCAGCCTTGGCAGCCAGAGCGGCCTCGGCCTGAGAACGCTGGTCCGCGGGCATGGCGTCGAGCTCCTTGCGGATCGCGCTCTCACGCTCACGACGCGCAGCCTGCTCACGCTCCTGGGTGGCCAGGAGCTCCTCGGTCTTTCGGCTGTCCACGTTGGCCTGGCGGAAGACCTCACCGAGCCAGGCGTCGACGACCGGGTCCGGGACCGGGGTGTCGAAGGCTGCCTTGGTGGCCTCTGGGTTCTGGTACTTGTTCAGCAGGACCGGCTTGAGCTCTCGCTCCAGTCGGATCACCCGGCTGGCGAGTGCCCGAATGAACGGGTGCTGCGACAGCATGGCCACCGGGAGGTACTCCACGGCGTCCTGACGCTGCTTGTGGAGACGCTCCTCGGCGGTGAGCTCATGTTCCTTGTCCGGGAGGGACTCGATCTTGGTATCCGTGTTCGACATTCAACTACTCCTGTGGGCCCGAATCTGGGCTGGGGGATTCTACAACACGGCTCTCTGCGTCAATCGTGAGGGAGCCTGCACCTATCTTTAGTTTCTCGAGGAACGAGAGCACCTGGGTTCGCTGAACGGGATCGTTGATCACCTCAGCGAGCTGCTCGTCGCCCACGTCCTTGGCCTCAATGTCCTGGCGGATCTCGAGGTCAATCTGCTGCTTCTTGCTCGGGAAGAAGCCAATGTTGATCAGGAAGTTCGCTTCTTGGTTCGTGGCCTTCAGCGCCATGAGCAAGAAGCCGACCTTGTCTTTGGACTCCTCGCAACGGCTGAACTCCACCATGGCGTCACGGCGAATCTGACCGTAGTAGCTCTTCTGGAGAGCCACCTCCTCGACCACGTCCGCAACCCGCAGGGTGTCCGCCAGGTTCTCTTTGATAGCCCGGACGTCGCTGTAGACCGTGGCGTCGCTTACGCCCTGAATGCCGCTGATCGCCGACACGGAGAGGCCCCTAACGAAGTGGAGCTCGTAGGTCTCCTCCCGCCTGTTGGCGATCTCGGAGGCGCTCTTCTTCCTTGGAATGGACGGGTCCGGTGTCTTGAAAGGAGAGGTCATGTCAGCTACTCAGTGGCCGAAGCGGCCTCCTCGGTGGCCGCCTCAGCCTCGTCACCCGTCTCCTCAATCCTCTTGAGAACGCCTGAGGCGACGCTGGTGGAGAGCATTTTCTGCTCGAGAGCCTCGGCCAAGAAGGTGCAGATATCACCCTTGCTCAGGCGAATGAACTCGTCCAGCCCGTCCACGATCCGCTTGAGCTTGCCGTCCATGTTGACGGTCATGTGGACCTCGCCCTTGTAGGCGAAGCAGACGTATCCGTGCTGAACAGTCTCACCGTGCTCGCTGAAGATCTGGTGCAGGTGGGCGGTCACGTTCTCGACCGCGACCGTGGCCTTCTTCTGCTTCCGCTTCTTGTCGCTACCTGCCTTCCGGGACCTCTTCTTGGCCAGGTACCACTTGCCGAACTCCTTCTGGTCGAAGACGCCCATTTTCTTGGCGGCAGCCTCCGCACCAATGCCGAGACGACCGGCAATGTCCTCGAGCAGGTCAGTGAACCGACGTGGGTTGACCTCCCCGCGGAGCATGTTCCGTCGGACGGTCTGGATCTTCTGGTCCCGCTCGTCCCAGTGCGCCTTGATCACGCAGGGGATCAGCTCCATGTCCAGGACACGGGCTGCCTTCCAGCGGTGCTCACCGTTGACGATCTTGTAGCGGCGGGTGCCGGTCTCTACGAGCCAGCCAGTATCCGGGTCCCGAATGATCTTCGAGAACAACAATTCGTCCTCGATCGGAACGGTGGCGATCGGTTCGTCGAATCCCTCCTTCTCGATCTCCTCAACGAGCAGATTGAAGGTCTCGTCCGGCTCCTCGAATGGATTCCACTCGTTGGGCTGGATCTGGCCGACGGGAACGAGCACAGGCTCAATGATTTGAGGGGGGCCTACGTCTTCGGATTCGTCGTCCATGACAACGTCCGATACCCCGCCCACAGCTTCTTCTTCCGACATTGCGACTACTCCTTGGCCATGACCGGATCCGGCCCACCACCGTCTACATACCCTAGTTCGGCGAGAATAGCATACCACTCGCCACTATCCGCTTGACTACGACCCCTGAAACCCTTGGCGATCCCTCCTTTTCTGGCCTCACCCAAAAACCATGAGAACTTGAACGTATCCTTGCCCGACAGCAGGGATTTCGCCCTCGCTACAAACTTGGATCCAGCCACGCTAGAGGGGTCGGCGACGACTGCGCTCTCGGACCTGTTGAGCTCGACAACGTGATCCACCAACGGCGTGGACCCGAACACCTCCTTAGCCCACCCGGGTAGTTCCTCGCTGAAGGACTGACCGGGGTGGAGGGCAAGCTCGGCCTTCTCCACTGCGTCGTCTATATCGAAAGGCGTGTAGAGCAACGGGTAGCTCTCAGGGAAGAGGGCCTGCGCCCACCTCAACCGGGGAGCCACGACGGGGACACCAAGCGCACATGCTTCAGCCACGTAGAGCCTGTGGTCGAAGTTCCTCTCACCGAGGATCAGGACCTTGCTCTGGGCTAGGTGGGTTCTCCTACTCTCAGTCGGGGAGGTGACGAAGTCCTCGAAGGTGCTTGGGACCTCACCGAACCCGATCACGGACTTGAGGTGTGCGCTCTGGTAGAGAGCCTTGAACGTCTTGGCCACGAAGTCGTTGTTGCCGCCTATCTCCTCACCCCAAAGGAACAATCCCTGATCCTGGCGGTCCTGCCAGGGGACGATCTGGTCGGACAGGTCCTGGATAGCCAAGGGCTGCTTGATCGAGTTCGCGCGGAACTGGTTCGTAGTGATCCCTCCGCACGACCTCTTGACCAGACGACCCAAGAGCTCGAGCTGCCCGTCGTGGCTGTAGACGAAGTGAGCGCTAGCGAGACTTCCATCCCGCGCAGCCACCATGAGCTTGTTGTCGTTCTCCCACGGACAGAACAGCTTCTTGCGACCGGACTTCTGGGACTCTACTCCCCCGCCCCGCCACCAGAACAAGCCTGGCAGGAGTCTGGTCGGGCTACTCAGGGACCACGCCGTGTTGAACACGCACGGGGTGACCAGGTCGAGGTATCCGTGGAGGACGTAGGATCCAATCGACTGACTGAACGCTCTGACCAAGTCCGGGGAGGTGAACGGGATCGCTTGCTCTCGGAGGGCCTGCACGCCCGGCACCTTCTGCACCACAAACGCGAAACGACCTCCGTCCGGGTCTGGGATCACCTTGATACCGCCGAAAGTCTCGTCGGTGACCACGCTAATCAGGAAGTAGACGAACAGGTCCTCACGCATGCGGAGGATCTCGAAGATCTCCTCGTGCCCTGGGGACATGATCGACTTGTAGTCAGCAGACAGCGCGGACATTCTCCCGCGGCCCGCATGGACCATGATTCTGGTTAGTCCCATTCGTCTTCCTGGCTGTAGTAGTCCTCGAAGATCTCGTAGCGCTCGAGGCTCTTCACTCCGCCCGTCTTCCCGCACGTGAGGCAGAAACGCTCAGTCTTCTCGGAGATCTTGGTCATAAGGAGCCCGTCGTCGCTAGCGATCGGCTCCTTCACGATCGTGCTGTTCTCTTCCCACTGGTGCATGCCCGAGAGGCATAGCAATCGGGCGATCATGGCTACACCTGCTGGAGGCTGGTTCGGAGGGCGCCCTGAAGCTCTTCGATCGGGATCCACTCAAGGTCACCGCTGGGACGCAGGATCTGGATCTTGCACCCGAGCAAGCTGCTCGGTTCCCACTCGTACTCGATCGTGATCGAGCCCGCCTCCGTAGGAGGGGTCCTGAACGCCAGTGAGATCGTCCCGTCGGCGTAGACGTACGAGTGGGATTCGGGCTCCAGGAACTGCCCGATCAGCCGGGAGTTCCCTTCGTGGGTACGAGCGACCTTGCCCTGGTAGTGAACCCGGACGGTGTCCGTCTTCACCGTGTTCCTGGGAAGGATCGTGGAGACGATCCCATACCCAGGTTGGAAATCGACTTCGATCTTCTCTCGCATGACTACACCTTCTTTCTTGAGTCGGACCGAATCCCACCCGTTGCAACCTTGACCGCCTCCGTGAACGGGATCCCGCACCCCACCAACATGACGATCGTCTTCTCCTCGTGGATAGCCTTGAGGAGAAGTCCGACGGCCTCCCAGCCATGAACGGTGACAAGCTGCTCGAGAGCAGCCTCCGTAGGCACGTTGATTCGACTGACCTGCTCAGAGGAGCCGACCTCACCAACCATGAACGCGCGGAGCTTGGCCCAGTTAGCCACTACGTCCCTGCCTGTTCCGTGCAATCAGATTGCACGCTGGCCGCTGCTGCGGCAGCCTCGGTGATCCTCAGGGGCAGGCCCCTCTTCTCGGCCTCCTGCTCCTTCTGACGCTCACGGAAGCGCTTGAGCTGCTTCAGCTTGCCCTTGATCGTGGCCTGACCTACCGGGGAGGCGTAGGCCGTGAAGAGCTTTCCGTTGAGGTGATCGACCTCATGCTGGACCACCTTGGCCAGTAGCCCGCTGATCTCGAGCTCCGCTGCCTCACCGTCCATGGTGTGTGCGGTGATCTTGACGGTGGCTGACCGGGAGACCTTGAACCTGATCGTTGGGAAGGACAAGCAGCCCTCGATCCCGGAGTCCTTCTTCTTGCTGGACTCGGTGATCACAGGGTTGCAGAGAACCGTAGGAGCACCGCGGCCGGGAGCCACGTCCACCACGATCACTCGCTTGTTCCAACCCACCTGCGGGGCTGCGAGACCTACGCCGCCGTACTTGTACATGACGGCCAGGAGACGGGCAGCACAACGCTCCAGGTCCTCGTCGAAGACCGTCACGTCCTCCATACGCTCGGTGTTCTTGAGGATTGGATCCGGGTAGAGCTTGATATCCCAATCGTCGCTGTAGTGGGGCGGGAGCTCCTCTCCGTCCTTGTCCACCAGACCGTTCGGGCTCTCGTCGAGTGCCTTGTCGATCACAGCCTGCTTGTCGATCGCAGCCTTCATGGGCTCGTCGTTGAGCTGGGACATGACCCGATCCATGGCCGCGGGGTCCACCCCCAAGCCCATGTCCTCGAGTGCCTGTGCGGGGAGCTTGACGATCTCTTCGCTCACTTCGACCACCCTTGCTCCTTGAGGAGCTTCTCGATCTCAGGAGGCTGGTGACCTGGAGGCTTGGTGAGCTTGCCGTGCTCGTCCACGGTGCCCTTCTCCAGCTTCGTGAGGTTGTTCTTGTCGACCTCCACGATCAGAGCGTCGTCCGCGATCCCGCAGGCACTCAGGGTGCCGTAGGTGACCACGCTGATATCCGCGCAGCCGTCGGCGATCTCCACGAGATTTGGAGTGACCGACGGATCAAACCACAGGTCCTCCATGTCGATCTCGTCTCCAGCCTGATAGGCAGGTTCGTGAGACGGTTCCCCGCTCAGACGTAGGCGAATCCCGAGGGCCAGCACTGTCTCCAGTGCCTCCTCGAGGATCAGCCGGGCCCGTAGGAGCCTGGTCTTCTCGTCAGGAACACAGGGAACGAGCGGGACCTGCTGCTTGCAGCCGGTCATGAACGACTCGATCCGCTGCTGGTGCCCACTCTTGTCCCGACAGTGAGGCTCCGGGTAGCGGACCTCCACGTTCTGTACCTCCAGAACGGTGCCGCTGGGTGTTTCCTGCTCACCCATTGAGCACCTCCGGCTCTTCGGTCGTCCCAAGCACGTAGACGCTCTCGGGGTCGTGGGCACGCCAGAGGAGGGCCTCCTCCAGCTTGGTACGGACGATCGAGCCACGTCGGCTACCACCGTCCCTGGACTGCTCCGCCGTGAGCTCGTTGAGAGCCTGTCGGATCAGCTTCTGAACCTTGTCTCCCACGGCTACGCCTCCGCTTCCACAGTTTCGGGCACCGCCACCTCGGGCTCCTCGGAGGTCGTCTCGCCGCTGGCTGGGTAAACGCAGAGGACCTCGGCCCAGTTCATGAGGAGCAGATCCTCCTCGTTGTGCTTGATCTCCGTCCCGGCGTACTCGCCGAAGCTCACCAGGTCACCGACCTCACAGGACGTTGGCACGTACTTGTGATTGATCAGGCGCCCGGGCCCTTTGGCCAGGACGGTGCCTCGTCCTGCGCTGATCCTCCGGTCCGCCTTGGAGCGTGGAATGTAGATCCCGCCCTTACTGATCTCGCTGATATCTTCCGGCTTGACCAAGAGCCTGTCCTCGGTGGGGTGCAGGTTCTTGTAGTGCCTGTTCTCGTTCATAACTACTCCTCGACTACAGATTGTGGTTGTTGTTGTTCCTGGACGACAAGCTCGGCGATTTCCCACTGAGCTACGTCTTCTGGGTCTCTCTTCTTGGCTCTCTCGGCTTGAGATCTGGCCTTCTCAAGGAACTGTGGGCGTGCCTTCTCAGGCTCCCTGTGAAATAGAGGCTCCAGGTGCTGACAATCGTCGATCCAGCCAATGTCCTCCATGGCGAATCGAAGGTGATCGTTCCCCACCTTGTAACCGCCGAACCCCGAAGACGCGTCTCCCACGATCAGCTTCTTGCTGTAGGGCCGGCTGTGCAGCCAGGTCTTGATCTCCTGCCACCGGATCACGTCCGGGGTATACCGCTCGAGGATCGAGAAGATCAGATCATGCAGCCACCTACGGCTGTCCTGCTCGCACTCCTTCTTGGTTGAGCTGATCTCGAAGATCTTGGAGGCCAGGGCCGCGGCGTCCCGCTTGCCGCTGTAGAGATCGGCAACCTTCTGCTGGAGGTTCTTGACGAGCCTACGAACCCAGGGCTCGTTGTACTTGTCCATGGCGTCCTTGAGGACATGGGGGATATCCGAGGCCGTGTGGAACAGGAACGGGTACTGATCGTTGATCCACGGGGGCTTGTTGACGTAGTGGTAAATCCCGAGGAGCCCGAAGGCCGTCTGCTCTAGGGGACTCCCGCAAAACCCTCTGGTGATCGGCCAGTAGACGAACAGATGGGCCGTGTTCAGCCGACGGTAGAAGTCACCACGAGGAAGGGCGTAGTGGTCCAACAGGAACGGGCCCCACTCCTCCTTGCTGACCTGATCGTGGAAGTTCCCTGGGTTCTTGGACGGGGTGGTCAGCAGAAACCGAAGGTCATAGCCCGAGTGGCAGAGCTCTCTGTAGGCGCTGACTATTTCGACCACGTGGTTGCTGGTGGTGAACGCGTAGGCGAAATTCGCCACGAAGGGGGGAGGCACGGCGCGCACCTCTGGGTCCACCCCCTTCCCGAACATATCGTCGTCGAAGGTGTAGCCACCGATCCACTTGTTGTCCAGGAGCCTGGCAGCCCGCTTCGAGGAGACGTGCTTGCGGGCCGTAGTGAACACCTGATCGAAGACCCGCTCGTCCCGGCAGATCACCATGTCCGCGTCGGTTGTGGCTACCGCCTGAATGGCCTCCACGTTGGGGCTGACCTCGTGGAGCTCCTTGGTGAAGTCGAACTGCATGTTCAACACGTAGGTCCGACGGTTGTAGATCGTCGGGTACTCCGTGCTGAGACGAAGTCCGGGCATGCAGGCATGCTTGTCGGTGATCAGAACGTCCAAGGGCGACGTGCCGGCAAAGGCACCGAATCTGTCCCGCACCACAGACGGGAGGTTGAAGCTCTCCGTGTATTGGCTGTCGTTGGGAGTGAACTCAATGAGTTCTACGCGGGGGTGGTCGAGCCACTCCGGGTGAATGTCCGCGCAGGTCGGCCACATGAAGTGCAGGAACACGTCTTCGTAGGAGTCCAGCAGGTGCTGGAAGAAGACGTTCGCCCACGCGAAGGTGCTGCACGTCTTCAGATTCTCAGGCGACGAGTACATCGGGACGTACAGGACACGCGGCATGGGGACAACACTCCAACTACACTTGGCAGCCGGGAGTATAGCAGGAGTTCAAGCCTGCTTCGCGGAGACTCCCAGCATGCTCTCGACCTCGAAGACCTTTGACTCGGGGGCCGGCTTGCCTTGCGGGTTCTTGCCCTTCAGGACGGCGAGCAAACAGTTGTCGACCTTCCAGAGTTGCTCCAGCCGATCACCCCACCTGTCGAAGAAGTCCTCGTGGAGGGTGAACTGGTGACGCTCGTGCTCGTTACCGAGGACCGTCTCCTGTAGGTGCTTCCCGTAAGGGGTGGCGATCACGACGTACTGATCGGCGCAGGTGAGCATTCTGTTGATTGCCTGGATCGCGTCCGTCTCCGGGACGTGCTCGATCATGTCCATGCAGAGCACTACGTCCCACGACCGGCGAGCCTGGACCACGGCCTTGAGGAAGTCCCGCGCGTCTTCGTTGTGGGTCCGGTCGTAGTAGTGGTCGTACAGCGGACTCTTGAAGTACGGCTTGTGGATCTCGACGCCCTCGAGGAAGACGTGCCAGGTCTCCGGCCTGGTGGGGTCAGCGCCCCAGCACAGGTAGTCCACGAAGTCGCGGATCGCTACGCCGTAACGGCCTGTGCCTACTCCGAGCTCGAGGACGGTCTTGGGCTTGCACTCGATCAGACGTTTGACCGCAGGCCAGTGGGTTCCGAGGGCGCTGATTGGCATGATTATCGCGCAGGCTTCGGAAGAGTCTTGGAGAACCGCTTCCAGAGAGTCTGGAGCTTCGCGAAGGCGCTCTTGGCTAGAGCCTCGTCTTCTTCGGTAGACCAGAGCTCGAGGGGGCGCTGCTTCACGGACACCAGGGCCATTTCCTCACCGTCGTAGGTGAACGGAGCCATGGCTACGTCGTGACCTCCTGGGCGAATCAGCTTGAGACCCAGCCCGGTCACGAACTCCTCGCCTCCGTCGAAGGTGTAGAAGGTGGGGCGAAGAGTCCCGACCTTGAGCTCGAGTTCCTGGGTCAGCTTCCAAGCCCGCTTGTGGAACTCGGCAGCCGCTGCGCCGCGTAGGGGCTTCAGCTTGAGGCCCTTGAGCTGCGTCAGGACCTTCGCCTTGGAGGCTGCCTTCTTCGAGGAGCTGGCCTGCCTGATCTCGGACATATTGCGACGCTCGCACAGAAGTCCTGGAGGGGTGCGGTGCATGGGATTCCTCGGTGCAATCGGGTTGCAGGCTAGACGAAGGACAGACTAGCAAGATCCTCGGGAGTGACGCCAGCGATCGACTTGTTGAACTTGGTCATCCAGCACTCGGGGCACTTGGCCGTGTTCGCAGGGTCGAGCAGGGCATTGGCCTTGTCGACTACGAACTGACTGGTCCAGAGATCGCGGAAGCTGGTCTCCGAGAGGTCACCCAGGAAGGCTTCCTCGTATTGGCCCGTGTTCACCAGGCGGCAGCAGACGTGCAGCTTGCCGTCCGCACTGATCGTGGCATTCATACGGCTGGCCCAGCAGGGTAGTCCGGCGTTGCCGACCCCCTCACTGACCACGTCGTGCTTGTAGACGCTCATGCCGTTCACCGACTCGGGGAGGTCCAGGTTGACGTGCTGCATGTGCTCGGTGCTGAACCAGTCAAAGGCCACAGGCACCTTCACCAGCGCGTAGGTGGCTCCCATGCGGGAGAGCTTCTCCAAGAAACCTGGCAGGACCTCGAGGCTCTCAGCCGTAGCGATCAGGAACTGGACCCCGATCACGAGATCGGGCCTGGCCCGGCGGAGGGCCCGAATGTTCGACAGCACCTTGTCGAACTCGTCCAGGTCAACCCGCCGGATCTTGCTGTAGAGCTCGGGGGTCCCGCCGTCCATGCTGACGCGGACCCAACTGTAGTGCTCGGCGGCTTCAATCATGGACGCTCGGCTGCCGTTGGTGACCAGTCCGACCTGTAGGCCGTTATCGGCCGCCGACTGAACGATCAGCGGGTAGTCCTTGTGGAGCGTGGGCTCGCCGCCGCCAATGAAAACGACGCTCTTGGTACCGACCTCCGCGAGCTCGCCCATGAGCCGCACGGCGAGGTGGGTCCGCATTTTCGCCGGGTACTCTTTCCGGTAGTCGATCTCGCTGCAATACGAGCAGTCGTGGTTGCAGGAGTTCGTCAGGTAGAAGTGGGCGGACACCGGAAACACCCGGTCGGGCCTGCCAGCTATCAGTTGGCGGACCCGATCCGGGTGCGTGAGGATCTTGTCCCCGCCGCTCAAGATTGAGGGCGAGGGTTGTTTGGCTGTGGGTAGCGGTCTGGGCATGGGCCCCAGTCTAACCTGCGGCCTCCGCCTTGGCTCTGCCCCGCCACATGCGGTAGAGCCCTCCGGTCTTACGCCAGAAACGGTCAGCGCTCATGGCCCACTCCCACTCCTCAGGGGCGAGGGTCACGTCCTCCCAGGCAGCCTCTCGATAAGGCATGCCCAGATCACGGAAGCCCTGATAGCGCCACCAGACACCGAGAAGCTGACCGGACCAGCGCAGGTCCACCGGAAGCGGTGTGCCAGGTCCGGGGATAGGCTTCTTGTCGAGGGCCGCCCTGACCTTGGGCTTACCGCTCGACGTATGGTGGTCAAACGCGTAGGCCGGGAAAAGCTCGGCGTCAGGAATATCCTTCGGGACTGGAGCCTTGCTGAAGTCGTTCCCGCTCTCGTCCCACAACCCGCAGACCACCTCAATCAGAGCAGAGGCGGGGTTGTACTGGAGATACTTCTGCTCGTCGTGCCATTCGCAGAGCTTCAACGCCCCCTTGTGGTTGACCTCCTCGAGCTGCTTCCGCACGATCTTGGTGAATCGGGTGCAGAGCATTTTCATGTCGTCCACCGCCACCTTGTCCGTGAAGTTCCCGTATCGGTCCTTGTCCGAGCCAAGCTGGTGGCACCAGACGCGGAACAGGAGCTTGAACCAGCGGTAGAACTCGAACTCGTCCTTCTCCTGCTTCACCACCTCCTCCAAGGTGATCGTCGGCATGATAGTGGCGTCCACCGTGGCCTTGTTGTGGATCCTGGCGACCTCTACCGCCGCAGGGATCTCCCACTTCTTCCGCGATCGAGCGAAGAGGATAGTCATTTCCCGAGCGCTCAACCGTGGGCCATGCGGCTTGATCTTCTCCCACAGGTCGAAGTTCCTGGTCTCCTCGAAGCAGATATCCCGCAGGTACTGCTTCATGCGAGCCTCGCCACGCATGTGAATGCACCAGCGCAACCACATGAGGGAACGTCCCATGTCCGAGCGCCGAAGCTCCTTGTGGAGAGACGAGGTCGCAGCAAACTTGGCCGTCAGGTCCTTGTCGAGCAGGTTACGGATCAGCTTGAAGTGCTCGCAGGTCATTCTCGACGACTTGCAGGAACACAGACCGGAGACGATATCTACCTCGTAGATCTCACCTTCATCCCGAACGGTGAAAATCTTCTCAGCACTAGCCATGCGTCCTCCGGTCAATCCGACTCGACGAAGAGTACTTCTTCGTCAGTCGAGTAAAGGTCTTCTTCGTCGCCCTCAAGCTCATAACCGGGATCCACGAGATCGTCGGTCGGGAACACCTGCTCCCCTCTATCGTGGGTGTAGGTCCCCTCTTCGGAGCCACGCTCGAAGTGTTCTTCGTCGGACTCCTCCTTGCGGGTCTTCCGCTTCTTCTCGGCCTCGTCAGTGAAAGAATAGGTGAACCCGAGTTCCTTCCATAGATCACGCGGAGACTTGCCCAGCTTGTTGGCGATCCCGGACAGTCGGGCCCACTTGACCTTCGCCTGTGACTCAAGCTCCGGCAGACCCGCTTCCTCCCGCTTCCGTTTGACCGTCGCCCGCAAACCGGCGTACTCGTCCCACATTTCCGAGAACATTTCTTTCAGCTTGCCCTCGTCAGACGGCAGCTTTGGCGGAACCTTCGTCGGCCCCACCTTCCTGCTTATTTTCTTCTTAGACATATCGCTTACCTCACTTGACTACACGTTGTTGCCTAGCCCGACGTGGACTAGGCGTTCTCCGGCCGGTCAAGGGCGACGAACTTCGTTCGCTTGCCCTCGAGCTGGTCCCAGTACTTGTGCGCTTGCTCCTCACCGAAGTGGGACACCAGCGCACCCTTGGTGTTGGCGGCACTTGCCGTCCCGATCTTCTCGTCCACGGTCAGGGTGCTCCCGTCGGGGAGATCCAGACACCTGGTCTCAGGTTCTGCACCCTCGATCAGAGGCATGACCTCAGACTCCAGGCCCTTCATGCGGGCCTTGCCCTTCTTGAGGTCGTCGAGGATCTCCTGAAGCTGCACGCCGAGCTTGGTCGCCATGAGCTTCGCCCGCACGGCCTCCTCTTCGTCCTCCAGGGCAGCCAGGCCGTCCTCGAGAGTCACGATCGACTCACCGACGGCGATAGCACGCTCCCGATAGTCTTCGTTGGGCTCGGGCTTCTTAGGCCGACCCGTCTCCTTCGTCTTGTTGAGCGCCTTGCCCACTTTCCCTAAAGCCATGTTTCAAATTCCTTTGCGGTCAGCATGCCCCGGAGTCTCCCCAGGGCGGTGTTTCGGACGTCGCCCACCTTGGACTTGCCGATAGGTTCCATACCCCACGTTGGGTCCTGCGAGAGATCAGCCACCTCTCGGAAGGTCTTGGTGTCCCAGAACGTGAACTGGAGGACGCGCTGCTCCGTGGTGTTCAGCTTGCGGATACAGACGAACAGCGCCTCCTGAACTTCCGATAGCTCACGCTCACGGTGGTCGACCATGCCCAGGTAACTGCGACGGCAGCAAGAAGCCGCGTCGAGTGGACGCACGGTGCCCTCGCTCCCGTCCCAGCCCCCGTCCAGGTCGGTCTTCTTTGTGACGATCGAGGGCTCTTGACCGCCCTGGCCGGTGTACCACACCTCGGACTCCGACCGCTCCTTGTCCTTGAGTCGCTTCTCCCGCTTGGCTTCCTTGCCCGCGCCGGACCTAGCCCACCACGCGGCGTACGTCGAGAAGCTGGATCGCCCTTCCTCCCACTTGGAGAGGGCGTGGACCCAAACGTCAATCCGTGCCGACTGCGCCATGTCCTCCGTCTGCGACGGTTGCCACGGCTTCTTACGCCTTGCGACGTGAGAAATGATTCCCTCACACGCGGTGAGGACCCTATTGATTGAACCCGGGTCGCCGGCTTGAGCCGCCAAAACTGTATGGCGTTCCAAGCTAACGCGCCGGGTCTCTTGACCTGCGGTCATGCTTTACCTCTTGAGTCATTGTGGGCGTTTCGCCCCTGTCCGGTGGTGAGGGTACACACCCTCCCCACGGATTCATTCTAACCCAAGAGACCGACAAATCAATATGGCCGCGATCCCCTATGTGTGGGGCTTTACGCGCTCACCGACTGATGCCGGGCGGGGTGCAATTAGCCCCCGCCGCGCACCTTCTCCCCAATGTGGGCGGCACCCATGGGGGACACTCTTCCGATCGCGTCGTTGAAGGGCTGCCAGAAGGCGAGTACGTCGCTGAGAAGGCTCTCGATCGCGTAGTCGCGAGTCTTCCCCTCGCTGACCTTCTCGAGCTTGCCCACGAGCTTCTGGAGGTTGTCGGCCGCGCGGCCCACGTCCTTGAGGAACGGCGAGACGTAATTCGTCGCCTTCTCCTCAAGCTCCTTCTTCGCCTCCGGCAGACGCTTCTTGGCGCCCTGCATGCTAGTCAGGCTCGCCCTGACCAGGATGAGCTCGTCCTTGACGGCTAGCCAGTCGTGGGTCACCTCACGGTGAGCGGCCTTGGCCTTCTTGGCCTTCTCACGCTTGGCGATAAAGGTCTTGGCCTTCTGGTTCTTGGGGATCGCAGCTTCCTGCTTCTTGGCGAGGTCCCCTGCCGTTTTCCGATCCGCCTTGAGCTTGCGCTCCTTCTGGATCAGCGTGGCACGCTTCTTCTTGAGGCCGGACAGCGCCTTCTTGTAGAGGGCTGGCTGTCCGATAAGCCGATCCAGTTCCTCGACCTCGTCAAGCAGATCGCGGTAGTCCTTACGCCGCATGGGGAGCTCGTCCAAGAACACGACAACGGCACTCGCCATGAACTTGGCGGCGTCGGAGAGCCCCTGGCCACCGTCCGCCTGCGAGGACACCAGGAAGCTGGCGAGCTCCTTGGAGACAGTCTCCTGACCCCCCTTGCTGAAGGATTGGGCGCTCTTCAGTCGCTTCTTGGTGGTCTGCCCGATACCCACGATCGCGCCGGAGATCTCGTCCTTCCTGAGGGTCAGGTGACCCTCCCGAACGAGGTACTCCACACGATCGAGCATTTCCTTCGTGTCGGGCTGCTTCCTGCCCGCGTCCTTGAGGTCGGACCCAGCCTTCCGAATGGCCACCCGCTTGATCGAAGAGACACTGGCTACGTCCACGTCCCCACGACGAAGCACAGTGCGGACAGCTTGGAGAATGGCCTTATCGAGAATAGGATCGCTGTGGATCAGTTTGGTCTTGTTCTTGTCGCCGTCTGGGCTCTCGACCTTCTTCCACTTGCGGGCTCCGGTAGCCTGCCGGCGCTCAATGGCCCCTCGGATACCCTCAAACGCAAGGTTCCCAGCCACGGATCGCATTTGGTTGATCGAAAGGGACACGAGGTCAGGCTTCTTGTCCTGCTCGCGGAGGAACGCCAGATACTCGTCCTGCAAGGAGGAAGGAATCTGAGCGTAGAGGTCCCTCTTGAGCTTCTGGGTAAGCTGCGGACCACCTCCAGCCCGACGGGCGCTACCCCCGACCCTGGCCTTCTGACGGACCACCCCCTTGGCGTTCACCGTGGGCTGAATCCCGTACAGGTCGGAAAGCTGCTTCTTGGTGAGCCGACGCTCGGTGAGCACGGCAAGACTCGACAGCGCCTCAGATACGTTGGTCACGGGGATTCCTCCTGCTCGCTGATCTTACCTCCGCACTCGGAGCAGGACCACGCTCCCTTCCCGTCTGCGACTGCAACCTGATTGCATGAAGGGCAGCGTAGGAGCAGGTGGAACTGACCTATCGGCGGGTGGAGCACCGGCTCCGGTTTCTTCTCGCTCATGGCTACGTCTCCGTGGTCTCTAGTTCAAACGTCGCTTGGCCGATCCTCACCGGGTCGAACTCCGTTCCGGTGGCCAGCACTCGCACGGTCAGCCTGCCCTCGTCCTGCAACTCGTGTTCCGTCACGATCCATACGTGACTTCCCGGTCTGACGCCCGCGTAGTTCCAGTCCACAGCTACAGCCCCCAACTGGCCTATGTCGCAGCCGCTGCACGAGATCAGCACCTCGACGGAGGTCAAGTTCTGCCTGAGGATCAACAAGTGAAGGTCTTGGTGCTCGCACTGGATCCCCGCCCTGGCCCTCTCACGCTCGAGAGCCTCCAGTGACTCTCGGTCTCCGTCCACCGCCGCTCGACGTTCTGCGGATCTGATTGTTGCGTCGCTCATGGCTGACCTCGACCTCTGTCGATAGCCAGCAGCTTGTCGTGAACGTCCTTCAGACGGTCGCCGAAGGCATAGAGGTTCTGGAGTGTCTGCTCCTCGGCAAGCTCCTTGGCCACGAACTCGCCGTCCGTGTTGGTCTGGCAGGCCAGGACCAGGATCCGCCTCGCCTCCTCCTCCGTGTCGACGCTGTATACGGGCAGGTGCCCCTCGGGGACGGTTCGACCGAACCGCACGATCACTGCTCAGTAAATCTTGATCGGCTTGGCTAGGAAGCGGGAGGGTGTGGGTTTCATGCGGTCTCTTCTTCTGCCATGAACGGCGAAACGATCTGAATGCAGTTGGGCCGCCCGTTCTCGTAACGAGCCTCCCAGCCACGAATGCTCGTGTCCTGGCCGGGCATGTATATGAACGCGTCGGCTAGGTCCTCGAAGGCCCAGGACCTCACGCGAATGATCATGTTCCAGTCGGCCACCGTCCGGTAATCCCGGTGCGACACCAGCACCTTGCGCATGACCCCGCCGGGCGGACCTCCGGCCCACTGGTCGGCGAGTAGGGTGAACCTCCAGTGCTCGTCAGGGGTGACGAAGTGGTGCTCGAAGTTCCCCTTGTCGAGGAGGGCCATGACCTCTGGCGTGTATCCCTTCATGCCGTCAGGCAGGTCAACCATGCCGTCGGCCATGATCTTCATGATCTCGGGGTTGAGAGGGTTTGGGGGGTCCTTCAGCATGCGCTGCCGGAGTGCCTCGTAGAACTCAAGCTGGTGGGTAGCTGTGACCTCTCGCTCCCACTCGTAACGGCTCATGCCTGTCTCGGCTGTCCACTGGATCTTCGGCACCACCGTCCTCGGCATGTGGAAGGCGTTGAGCGACTGCTTCAACGGATTGCAGACCATGCGGTAGGTGCCGTCGGGCTGTTTCTCGCTCTTCATGAGACGTTCACCTCGAACGGAACCCCGTTCACGAAGAAGCGCACGCACTCCGGTTGGTCTGGCTCCTCTGTTAGCTCGGCCGTAATGGAGACAGCCAGGAACTCGCCAGCACTGTCCCGAAGCACTGTCGTCACGAAGGACCCAGTTACGCCGGCCAGGGCGCCCTCGACCTTCTTGGTCGCGACCTCCAGGTCGGTCTCCGACGGGGACAACGAGCCGCTTCGATCCTCGAGCAGGACCGCCAAGAACTTGGTGTGGCGGCAGGACTTCCTGAACCTGAATCCAGGGCACTCGCACGCCCCGGTGCCGTCCACCGTGTATGTCTCTGTGGGTGTGGCGTCCGTGTCCTCGAACTTGGACACCTGGTAACCCTCGCTGTCCTTATCCGGGACAGCGACATACTTCTTCTCACGCGCCATGATAGGCACCTCCGTACATGCAGGCGGGGGCCAGGCTACCCCGACCCCCGCCTGCTGGTGTTTCGGACTACTCCTCGCCGAAGTGGTCCTTGTGGTTGATCTGAATTTGGAGCAACGCAGCCACCCCCGCCATGAGGATAGCGTCGTTCTCCAGGACCCTCGTGTCCACCAGCCTCCGCTCCTGCCAAGTGATCGACTGCGCCTTGTCAGCCAAGATCTTGTGCAGCCTGCCGGTCTCGCCGCACTGAACCTGCATGTCGACCAGTAAGAGCTTCAGGTCCGTCTTGCTGACCCTGGCGATCTCGAGCTCTTCGATAGGAACGTGTTGGTGTTGCATGTCGTCGTCCTGTTCTCCGCTCACGCGATCTCCGTCATGACCAGCTTGGTCACAACCTTGAGCGCTACGATCTGCTTGATCTGGTGGATCTCGATCTCCTTGCCTTCGAGCCGGTCGGCATGCTTGCGCATCCACGACTGGCACTTGGCGGTGCTGACAAGCCGCTCCGCTTCGTCGTCCGAGATCGAGAGGGGGACGAGCGCAGGTATTTCAACGATCACAGGCTCGCCACCCTCCTCAGCAGGTGCTCGCTTGGCCTTGAAGTTCTTCCGCTCGTAGATCATGAACGGCGAGGAACGTCCCGAGGTCTTGGCCTTCGGCGCTTTGGCGGCCCTGGTCACGGTGACGTGGGCAGCAACCTCACGCGCAGGGGTAGCGGCTTCTTCTTCCGCTTCTTCCTCGTCCTCCGGCTCCTCCTCCTCGGACTCCTCCTCGTCGTCCTCCTCCTCAGAGTCGTCTTCTTCCCCGTCTTCTTCCTCGTCTTCTTCCTCGTCTTCTTCCTCTTCTTCGGAGTCGTCGTCCTCTTCGAGGCCCTCCTCCTCGTCGTCGGTCAGCGGCTCCTCCTCAGCAGGGCTGCTTCGGGCGGTCTTCTTCTTGACTGGCGTCAGCCGTTTACGGGCCATGTCGGCTCCTCCTTGGTGTCTTGGTGTCTTGGTGTCGTGCAATCCGATTGCACGGATCGTTAAATGGCTCAGGGGCCGACAGCAATGCGCTGACGACCCCTGAAAATGAGTGGGTGTCCGAAGACTCCCAAGTGGTTATAGACCCCGGACGCGTGCTGTGTCCGGTGAATGCAACCGCTAGGCGGTGGCTTCCGCGGTCTTCGCCCGACGACGCGTCGGAGCCTTCTTGACCTCGCCCGCAGCCTTGGTCCCCGTCTTCTTCTTCTTCTTGCGGCGCTTCTTCGGGAGACCGGCTCCGGCCTCCGCCGCCTCGGCAGGGGTCAGCTTCTCAGCGGACTTGTCCTCCGCAGCCTCAGCCTCCTCGGCCTCCGGCTCCTTCTTGGCGGGAGCCTTCTTGGCGGGCTCCTTCTTGGTGCCCTTGGAGTCGGACTGGAGTTCCTTCACGAAGGTGCGAACCTTCTTGAACATTTCCGGGTCCTTGAGGGCGACGACCTTGACACCGTAGACGCGCTGGACGGACTTGAGCACGGAGGGCAGCTTCTGGCTGGGGTCGAGGTGGCCCGCCATGAACTCGGTGCAGATCAGGTCGAGCAGGTGTCCCCGCTTGTCCGACCCAGCCTCAGCCTCGGCAATGGCCAGGGCAGCCTCGACGTTCTCAGACTGCGCCTTCGCCAACTTGAAGTTGATGTTGGTGTAGTCCTCGTCGGCGTCGGTGTCCCCCTTGAACCGCTTGACCTCCTTCTCCAGGTCGCTGACCTTGAGAGTCCGGGCCTTATCGAGCCACGTGTCGATCGTGTCCTCGTCCACGAGGTTGACGATCTTGCTGAGCTTCGTCCAGCCGATCCGCTCGAGCTTCTTCCGGGCCACGCCGAGGTCGACCACGAGCCGCTTCCAGATCGTGATCAGGTACTTGGCCTTCCGCTCGGCGAATCCGAGCTCGGAAACGCAGTACTCCTCGAAGTCCGCGAATCCCCACTCCTCGAAGTAGTCGCCGTAGTACACGTTGTACAGGTGGCGACCCATGTCGGTGTAGGTCTCGTCGACCTTCTTGGCCAGCTCCTTGAGAGCCTTGCGGGTCGAGTGCTTGGTCTCGCCCTTGTCGTTGAGGAGGACGACTCCCTCTTCTTCTTCGCTCATGACTACACGCTCCTTCAGCGTTCTTGGGTGTCAGGGTGTCCGCTGACACCCAGAAGGTTATAGACCCGCTACGGCGAGTCTGTCCGGTGGTTTGGGTGAGGATCTTACTTGGTCTTCTCAGCGAGGACGAGCACCAGGGACTCACGTCTCTGGCTCCAATACATGCGCTGACCGCACCCCGTGCAGCGAAGGATCACTTCACCACAACGGTAAGCGGCTTGCCACGCACCTCGAGGGATTTGGCGAGCACAGTAGAGGCAACAGAACATGACGACCCCTTCCTGTAGCCCTTGAGGGCCATGCAAGGCTCGGACTGGTGGCACCAAAGGGCCCAGCGACTCGTCTCGCTGTAGCACAACCCTTTCGTCTGCCAGAGCCAGGACGGATCAGCCTTGCCTCCGTTGTCGCGAACCTTTCGGAGAAATCTCTGAATCGACCCGAGCTTGTTCTCGACGTCGTGCCAGTAGGACGGGTCATACTCGACCCGGTACTCCTTCACCGCGCCGCTGCTCTTGCAGAAGTAGAGGAAGATCCCTCGCTCCAGCTTCAGCAGGTGCATGTAGACGTTGAACTGGTGAAGGTGCGCAGGCAAAGGGGCCTTGAGAGGCTTGAAGTTCTCAGGCTTGATCGTCTTGGCCTCAAGACCCCACTCCGTCATGTCGCCTTCATGCCGACCCGGCACTACGATCCCGTCGCTGTGCCCCTTGATATTGAGCCCCTTGTGGCCGCAGCCCGGCTCCTTGTAGCGGAGCTTGGTCTGCTTGGCGGAGCATGATCCGCACTTCTCGGGCATGAAGCAGTCGTGGTGGACGTGCTCGCAGATCGTGCAGATCCACCTACCCTTGAGCACCCCTGCGGGGCCGAGCCACTCCGTCTGTACGGCGTCGTGGGTCTTGTGCCCGATCTGAAACAAGCGGAGCAGGTCCCCGCTGAACGCCTCCTTCTTGTTCTCGGGGAAGAAGTGCTGAAGGATCCACTGCCTCGGACAGAGGTAGTAGAGCGAGGAGACGTGGAACGCCCCCTCCCTGCCTGCGCTGTCCCGGTGGTTGTTCTTCTCAATCTGGGCGTCCAGGTGGGGAACCAAGAGCCGCTTGGCCTTGGTGTGAACGACGAGCGGATCCTCTGGTTCCTCCTCGTCGTCTTCTGCCGGTGCTGGGGCCAGCGACAGGGTCGGGGCCTTCCGGGTGGTCCGTCGAGCGGAGGCTGGTGGGCCTCCTCCTACGGTCGAGAGCAGATTCCTTAGGCCCATTTCTCGGCCTCCCCGCCTACGGCGTCCAGCATTGCGAAAAACACGTCCTCTGGAATCGTGATCCAGTTCTGCCGACCCTTCTTCTTGCCACCCAGCTCGTGGGCGATCCCGGGGACCATGGCCTTGCCTACGGCCTCGTCTTCGGCCTTGCCGAGCTTGACCTCAGACAAATAAAGACCCGCGCTATCCGTCCGCTTGGCCTCGAGGAGGAACCTGAACACCTCTACGTCACCTGGCATGCCGGGGATCGCCCCGCTGGCCGGAACCCGTCGTCCTTGGGACTGGCGGGCACGAGCAGCGAGACGGTCCTCCTGGGCCATGCTCTTTTGACGCTTGGTGGGTTCCTTGTCCTCGAGGTTGAAGCCCTTGCTGGACTTTCGCGGGCTGTCTCCCCCGAGGGAGAAGCCACTGCGGGGCACTAGGACCTCCGCTCGTTCCCGCTGCGAGGACGTGGCTTGTGGCGCCTACGTGCCTCCTCTTCGTCCTCAACCGGGCTTCCGGCTCGAACGAAGACCTCGCACCACATTGGACCCGGATCGGGGTAGTCCTCCACCATGGTCATGACCTCCTGAAGGCGGTCCTTGACCTCCTCCTTGGTCAAGACGTTGGCGAAGGCAACGACCGGCGGCTTACGCATGCCGGCCTTCTCGTCCCCGTCCTCGTCGGCCCACCCAATGAACATGAACAAGCCAATGTTCTTGAGGGCGCCGGGTCCGAACTTGTTGGTGACGGTTTCCCTGAGCCCCTCGGAGTTCTGGTCCGTGACCGCGTTGTTGGCCGTAGGGCGCTGATCCTTCCAACGGGTGACGAATCTCCCGGTGGGTAGCCACAGCGCGGTGGCCTCTCCTGGCTTCATGGTCAAGACAACCTCCGACTACAGCAGGAGGGAGAGAAGAGCGTCACGGACACCCTCCTGCTCCTCCATTGACTCGAACAACGCCTGCCTGAGAGCCGGCTTACTCGTCTCGGTGAGCTTACCACAACGCCAGTTCTTACCGTCCCGCTCGACGAGGTTCTCCTTTTGGGCCATTGCCCAAACATACTCGAAGTCGCTGACAGTCCCCTTCTCCCATGCAGGCTGTCCCGTCTTGGGGTTGATCGGGCCGTTGGTGACGTAGAGGCGGTAACCGCCCATGAGCCCAGCGCAGAAGACCCGGTTCTTGGTGCAAGTGAACTCGACCTCCACGTAGGCACAGGCCGTCCCTGCCTGCTTCGCCTTCGTGGGTGCAATCGGGTTGCATTCGTTGTCGAGGTAGAACTTCTTGGCCTTCTTGAAGCGCAGGTCCAGGCTGCTGGCGAAGTCCATGCCGACCCCTCCCGGCCTGGTCCTGGGGTCGCCGAACATGACCCCGATCTTGTAGCGGATCTGATTGATCAGCAGGACCGTGGGGGCGTCCTTGCCTCCCCCCTTGGTCTGCTTCGCTACGAGCTCGCGGAGCATTCGGTTGACCAAGCGCGCCTGACCTCCTGGCTGGACCTTCTCCATGCTGTCCCCGAGTTCCTTCTGCGGAGTCAGGTGGGCAATGGAGTCGATCACCAGGAGGTCGAACTCCCTGGTGCCCAGCAGGTGCCGACACACGTCAATCCCGTCCTCGGCAGCCTCCGTCCGAATGACGTGGATCAGGTCAAGGTCAACCCCGTGCTCGGAGGCCCAGGTGTTGGCCCAGATTCCCTCGGCGTCGTACCAGAGAATGCGCATGGGCTCGGGGGCCTTCTTGCAGCCGCAGGTGTACTTGCCCTCGGCTGCCGTCTCGTAGATCGGGTCCCCGCAGTTTCGACAGTGGCTCTGGAAGGCCACGACGATCTGCATGGCGGTGCTGCTCTTGCCTCCGCTGGCCTCGCCGTCGCAGATCATGATCTTGCCGCGAGGGATCCCTCCCCCGGAGACGTAGTCGATCGAGAAGATCCCGGTTCGGACCCTAGGAATGTCCAGGGCCTCTCCTTCTGCGGCGAGGATCACCGCCCCCTCGCCGAACTGCTTGGTCACGGCCTTCATAGCCTCGGCGATTGCCGGGTTGACCTTGTGCTTCTTCGCCACCTAGCGTCTCCTTCGGCCTGGGGTACGCGACGAGGACGCCTTGGGCTTGCTACTGCCGCCTCCCTTGGCCTCCTCGATCTCCTTCTCCACCTGCTCGGTGACCCACTCCTTGAGGTGGCTGAAGGCTTCCTCCCGCTCCTCGAAGTAGCAGGGGACCACGCAGATCGCGCCGAACTTCACGCTGTTGAAGTCCCCCATGTTCACGGTCGCCGAGGCCCAGGCACCGACTCGGGTAGGTGGCTCCTCGAAGATCCTGGGCTCAATGGCGAGAGCTTCCCGCTCACCTGGGTCCAGGTCCTCGACCTCCTCGAGGGTCAGGACACCGCCCTCGGTGAACCGCCTGTAGATCTTGGCCATGCCCTTGTGGACGGTTCCCCCGTCGGTCTCCGCACGAGTAAGCCTCCTGGCGGAAGCCTTCTTCTTGAACTTCGCCTTCTTCTTGGCTCGCTCCTCGGGGACATAGTCCTCAGCGGCGGCCAACTCAATCTCGTCGTCGAGGATCTCGTCCTCTGGATCAACACTCATAACTACACTCCTGCCCATTGACGGGCGACTACATATTTTTGAGAACCCCGCACAAGTCTGGGATCCCCCGTCTCTGATCGAAGAACTTGCCCCAGGCGATCTTCTTGAAGTGCGAGAGGAACCAGTTCTTCTCGCCTTCGAGCCTGAGGTCCTCGCGGAGGACCACCATGTCCTTCACGAATCGTATGTACTGGGTCGGATACCACCTGTGCTTCCGGTCGTCCACAACGACGCACGGGGGCAGCACCTGGTCTCGCAGCCACTTGTTGAGGGTCAGCTTGGTGAGTCCGCTCTCCTGTAGGAGCGTGCCGAAGCTCACCAACGCGATAGTGCTGTCTTCCCAGGTCATTGTGCGTGGACGTGGGAGCCTGCTTGAGGGCTGGCTCCGCTTCTCTCGCCTCTCGACGACCTTCTTGCGCCTGTCCTTGGACCGCTTGACGGACTCCTTGATCCGCTCTCGGTAGTCCTCGTCGGTGGCGTAACGGGTCTTCCTCCCCTCGAGCACCGCCTCCTTGTTGGCGTCGTACCACTCCTTGTAGTAGTTCTGCTCGCCAATCTTCCGACGCTGCCGACGCTTCGCCTTTCGCGCAGCTTCGACCTTCCTGACGACCTCTGCTCGCTCGGCGGCTCCACGCTTGGGTGCCTTCCTCGGACTCTTGGGGATACCTGTTGGCATGACTACATTCTACCCTATCTCGCTGACAATCAATCTTCACTGAGATCCACCTCGACTACGGTCCAGCCGTGCCAGTGGTAGAGGTTCTCTCGCTTCTCTGCCATGCGGGCGCAGACACCGATCTCCGTGTCCACGAAGTCCAGAACGATCGGGGCCTTCTTGTCGGCATGGACCCTGAGGATCCGTCCGACGCTCTGCTCGATATTGCTCCTCGGGCTGACCATGGCCAGGGTGTCGAGGTCGGGAATGTCCAGGCCCTCTGCTGCCAGGTGGTAGGTGGCGAAGATCCCGTCAGCGACGGCTGCCTTGTCCCGCCCGTCACGGTCCATTCCTCCGACGTACTTGGCGAGCTTCTTGCCCGTGACCGTGAGCATGAGGTGCGTCAGGTCCAGGAGATCGTCTAGCTGCTGAAGCCTCTCGGAGAGGACGAGCACCTTCCGTCCGGCGTCGATTGCTTTGGCTATCTGTCCCGCGATCTTCCCGTTCCGGTCCCTGTCTGCGCAGATCTTGTTGATCAGGCGGGCCATGTTGACCTGGCCTGTTGGCTTCCCTCCCTTCCACGAGTCGTAGCTCCTAGGGTTGATATCCGTGTAGAGAGGTATGACGTAAACCTCCGGGTGAACCTCGTAGTCCTCCGTCTTGGAAATGATCGGGCCCACGTGGTCGAAGATCACCTGCTCCATGTCGTCGGTACGATTGGGAGTAGCAGACAGGCCGAGCCTGTAGGCGGCGTTGAACTTTCCAACGGCCAGGTGCCAGGTGTCAGCGGCATGCCGGTGAACCTCGTCGAGCAGCAAGGTTCCTGCCCAGTCGTAGAAGCTCTGCGGGTAGTCCTTGCCCTTCCCTTGTGCCTTGGCCGCAATGCTCTCGACCATGATCAGGACGAGCTTCTTGCCCCGGTAGTCGCAGTTCGGTCCCTGGACCCTGCCGATCTCCTCAGGCTTCAGTTTGAGAAACTGGATCGCCGTCTCCTCCCACTGGTCGGCCAGGAACTCGGTGTGGACAAGCACCGCGGTGGTCTTCCCCCACTTGGCTGCGCAGTAGAGACCCATGACGGTCTTGCCTGTTCCGCAGGGAGCCTGGGCGATCCCTCCAATACCTGGCCTGATCGCTGACATGATCTCGCCGACGATCCGCTCCTGCCCTTTGTCCTCTCGCAGGGAGCCGTTGAACGTCATGTCGACTGGAGATCCCCAGGCCATACCGTCAGCCCCAAAGAACTCCTCCCCGAAGGCGTTCACGGCGTAGGCGCGGGGAAGCTCAATCGCCATGTCGTGGGACCGGTAGAGGACGAGCTCGGTGTCCTTCTTCCGGTTGTAGATCGTGAGGTCCCTGGTGATCCGCTTCTTGCGCCCAATGGGCAGGCTCTCCCACGGGATCCAGCAGGTACCTGCGATCAGCCCTGGGTGCTCTTCAGTGGCGGGGTAGTCCTTGCCGGGCTGAAGGGGCGTTCCGTCTTTTCGGAGGGTGACGGGTCCGTAGACGGTGCCGATTCCGGGGACGCTGACGGGGCGGGTCTCTGGGACGGGAAGCTCGGCTGATTTGCCACCAGGATCTGGAGGTCCGGGCACACTGACCGGAGTGCGTGCAACAGGTTCTCGAGGGGGACCTGGACGATCGGCCCTACGTCCCTTCGTGGGATCTCGATTTGTAGGTCCAACACAGGGCTCCCGTCCGTCGGACTCGAGGATCTTCGCAGTCGTAGCACGCCTGGACGCGGCTGACCGACGAGGTTCCAGGCTACTGGCAACTCGGCTTTTGCTTCCAACATTGATCGCTCCCTTTCGGCTAGAGACGCCGCTACGCTTTTTGCGTCCGCCGGGCACCCTAGCGGTGATCTTCTTCTTCTGGACGTTGGCGGGAACCACCTTGCCCTCACCACCACAGGTGGGGCAGTCGGGCTCTGCCCACGGGGCACGCAGTCGGCGAAGGTCCTGCCTACGGCGCAGAGACTCTTGTCCTTCCGCTTGAGCCCACGCTGGCACTTCTCGCACTCAGCCAGGTGCTTGTCGTGAGCACGCCAGGGTCGGCAGATCGCGCACTCCTTGGTCTTGGCCGGCGCAGCCTTGCCCTTCTTCTTGCGCTTGGCTTTGGCCCTGTCGACCTGGATATCCAGGGACGAGCCCTTCTGGGGCTTGGGCGTGATCGGGGACACCCGGACCAGATCCAGGTCGTCGAAGTCGTCGACGAAGATTACGTCGTCACTCATGGACTACACCTTCTAGTGGGCGTCGACCCACCGCTATACGTTCTTCCCGACTGAAAATATGGGTCAATGCGCATCAACCCACCTCTTCGCAACTCCTCCGTCGCTGGTGATTGGAACACTCAAGGCACCGCTGTCGGCGGTCTCCATGCACTCACCAAGGAAGTCGTAAACGTCATGGGCGATCGGGTCAGGAGCACGGGCCGTCACCTGGTCGTGGACCTGGCACGTCATACGCACCTCGTCCCACCGAGGGTCAGACTCCGCACGCTCGAGGATCCCCTGGTGGAAGTTTCGCATGCCGATCTTGAGAAGGTCCTGCGAGCTCCCGCTGATAATGAACTGGATCCCCTGGGTGATCGCCCGGTAGTCGTTGATCTTCGACTCCTTCATGAGCCGGCGCAGACGACCAGTGATCGACCTCACCTTCCAGGCATTCCGTTTGAGTTCACGCTCGACCCACTGGTGGAAGTCGACCACGCCGTCGTAGGTGTCGTACCAGCCCTGTAGGAAGGTCCTGGCCTCCCCGGTCGTCGGAACGTCGGCGTAGGTCCGCAGACGCTTGGGGCCGATCCGGTAGCAGGCTCCGAAGTTAATGTTCTTCGCGATCTGACGCTGGATCCCGATTGCGTCCGCGGTGGCCTGGTGAATGTCTACGTGCTGGCACTTGCCCTTCTTCACGAAGGTCTCGCATGCAGAGGGGCAGACCCCTCCGCTCTTGTAGACACCCAGCATGATCGGGTCCTCCGACCAGTGGGCCATCATGCGTAGCTCAATCTGCGAGAGGTCACGGTCTACGATTGAGAAGCCCTCGTCCTCGACGAAGCAGCCACGAATGCTGTCGTGCAGGTTGTCGTAGTCGTCCGGCCTGGGCATGTTCTGCATGTTCGGCCTGGCGCTGTTGTGACTCATGAAACCGTGGGCCTCGTAGCTGTGGTCCTCCTCGACCTCGATATCCCAAACGTCCTCTACCTGCGCCGGAGCGATTCGGGCAATTCGTGCCCCAGAGCCTCCGCGATCCCCCTCACCACGGTAGGCAGCCGCTTGTACACGTCCTCCGTCGTGAACCTGAGCACCCGGTAGCCAAGCTCCTTGGCCTTCTTCTCCTTGCGCTTGTCCCTGCCCTTGGTGGCCGCGTCCTTCCGGTGCCAGTCCCCGTCCACCTCGACCAACAGCTTCCCCTCCGGCCAGGCGAAGTCCGCCTGCCAGTTCTTGTAGAACGCCAGGAGACGCCTGTGCTGAATGCCTGCTGCGATCAGAGCACGCGACAGCCTCATTTCTGCCCTGTTGGTGGAGAACGTCAGGTGCCTCCTCTCGACACTTCCCTGCTCCACAGCGGACCGAAGGGCCGACTCGGCACGCTTCAACCTCGTGGAGAGTGAGATCACCCGCTGGTAGGTCTCTACAAGGACCCCGAAGGACTCCTGCTCGTCCTCCGGCAGGACACTGATCGCCGGATTGAGAACCTCGAGGGCCTTCATTTCCTCTCCCGAAAGGACCGTCAGCCAGGACAGCGATCCCACCGTGTTCCTCGCGATCCCGTGGTGGTGCAGATCCACGCTGACCACGGATTCTCCTACCCCCAGACGCGCTGCAATCTGATTGCACGAGAGACCGTCGTCCAGGAGACCTACGAGCGCCTCCTTCGGGAAGAAGGTCTCCGGCTTGCGCTTTCCCGCGCTGATATGCCGACCCTTCTTGACCGATAGCCGGTCGGAGAACTCCTCCCCGTAAGCCTGAACCGCTCGCACCATCACCTGGTGAGACACGCCATACACCTGTCGGGCCTCCGACCACGACAGGTTGCTGGCGACGTAGATCCCCTCGAACGACTCCTTCGAGAGCAGAAACCCCTTGGTCCCCTCTTGCCGAATCCACGTCGGGGAGGAGGGCAGGACCTCGTCCAGGTCCTCGAGCCTCTCCGGTGTGCCCCGAAACAGGCGCGGGAACTCCCAGCCGTAGATCGCCTTGCAGGTCAACGCAATCCCGTTCGAGAGCCCGTAGTCCGGGATCTTCCACCGAACCGCCCGCTCGTCCTCCACGAAGATCCGAAGGAACGAGGGCCTGTCGAGCACCCACCTTCGTCCTGGTGTCCCTACGGACTTCCTGAGTCTCACGAACCTCGGCTCGAATGACCCTGTCGCCGACCCGGAGGTCCTTGAGAGCACGCCACCCACGCTCGGTGAGGAACCTGTGGTCCTTGGTGCAGCGGATCTTGCAGCCATCTTCGGTCTCCACGTCGAACATGAAGCCCGGACCCTTGTTGGCGAGGTGCAGGATCCGACGCTCACGCCCCCTGTGGGTGACGATAGACACCTGGCGTCCGCTAAACAACCCGAGTTCTGAGATTCTGATTGAACGTCGATACTGATCGTTTCCTACGCGAACAGAGAGGATCGTCGAGCCGGAGACACAACTCAGCCTCCCGATCTTCGTCCCCGTCTGGTTGAAGCCCCCGTGGATCCGACCTGTGGGGTTCGTGTTCGCCATGTAGATCAGCTTGTCAATGAACGTGTTCATGGCGACACCATGGTGCCGGTACTCGAGCATGTCCTTGATCAGCGGGAACTCATGCTTGAAGAGGGCGAGCACGTCCTTCTTCGTGGAGAGCTCGCCCGAAGCACCGCGAGGGATCTCACGGTCATTCGCTATGTCGTCGGTAGGGATCCGGCAACGCGCTGCCTCCTCCATGACCTCGTCAGAATCAGGGTCACGAGGCAGCCAGCCCTCGTCGTAGAGGATCCTCGCTACGTCCTTATCTGAGCCCAGCTTGATATGGCCCATTTGCTCGGTCAGCCTGCGCTCTAGCTTCCCCATGCTCTCGAGGACGTTGTTCCGGTGGACCCTACCCAACTGAGGGTCGAACCTCATTCCGGTCAGTTCCATTTCGGCCAGGCAATGGACGAGCGGCATTTCGATCTTGTGGAACACGTCGATCACTTCGTCGTCGATCAGGTCCTGCTCGTAGTGATCCCAGAGGGCCCTCGTCCACCGAACGTCCTCCTGCGCGTATTCACCGACAGGCGGACCAAACAAGCCACCCGTCTCGCCGAAGGTGTCCATTTTGTGGCCGAAGTGCTCGAAGACGAGCTTCTTGAGGCCGTACTTGCCTCGGAAGCCCTTCCTCGGAGAACGGTCCTCATTGACCAGCCAGGACGCGACCATGGTGTCGATCAGCTTGTTCCTGACCCTGTAGCCGCCGTGCTGTCGTAGCCACTTCGTATCGAAGGACAGGTTGTGGCCGATCATGCTGATCTCGGGGTCCGAGAGTAGCGGCCTCAACTGCTTCATGGTGCGCTGAAAGCTGTGCTCACCGTCCTGTCCGAACGCCCAGTACGCCGTCTCGCCGTCCACCTCTACGGCGATCCCTTGGATCTTCCCAGTGTGCGGGTCCAAACTGGCGGTCTTCTTCTGACCCCAGGGCGCGATAGTCTCGATATCCAGGGTGAAGACCCCGGCGTCCCGAGCCTTCTTGACGAAGTCCTTTGGGTCAAGCACCTGCGATCTCCTCCACCAACGGCTGGACCACGTTGATCGCCTTGCCGCCTTCGATCCAGATCTTCGAGTCGTTGAGGGGGTAGGGGAAGTCGAAGAAGGCCATGAGCAGTTCTACGAGCGACGGGTTGGGCAGCATGTCGTCCTCCTCCATTGTCGGCGACCAGACACTGACGGACAGGTGGAGGAACTTCCCGCCGGGCTGGTCCTCGATCGAGAGGACCATGCGAACCACGTAGTCAGGTTCCGCCGGGCAGCACGCGAGTTCACGGCGGTAGGTAGGGATCTCTCCGACTGCCGGGTGCGCTCCGCTGGCCATGCGGAGAATGGTGCCGGTGTCCACAACGTGGGCATGGGCGTAGTCACGGAGGGAGGCTAGCTCTACTTGCTCCTCGGGACCAAACATGAAGGCTCTGATCTTGGGCATTGGACTCACTACAGGGTTGGCGGTTACCGAACGAAACCGGGCGAGCAGCCATGCAATCCGATTGCACGACCACTCGCCCGGCAGGAGAGACTGTTCTCGCTAGTAGCTGACGCCCTTCTTCTTAGAGCGGTGCCCACCCTTGCTGCTGCTGCTGCGACCCCGCTTCTTGTCCTTGCTGGGGGCGCCAAGGACCGAGCAGACGGCCTCCAACTCGTCGATCGTCTTGGGCGCGAAGATCTCCTCGTAAGGGAGCATTTCGAGGAGGTTCTCGGCCTCCTCCTCAGCCCCGTCCCAATCCTGCTCAGCCAGTTGCTCCATGACCTCGGCGAACTCCTCCTCGAGCTCTTCGCGGGTCCAGAGCTTCCGCTTCTTCCAGTCGTCGCCAATGTTGGCGGCGTCGCCGGAGGACCGGAGGATTCGATACTCGACTCCGTAGAGGTCACGGGGATCCTCCGCCTCGTCACCGTCTTCCTGCGCCCACAGCTCGAAACGCCCGAGCATTTCGTTCTTGGCGATCACGAGCTGTCGTCGTCCCTTGTTCGGTCCGTTCTTGGTGTTGAACGGGGTCGTGTTCAGCACGGTCATGGCGCCGGCCCAATAGGCCCGGTACTCACCGTGCTCGCACAGAGGGCAGCGGTCTTCGATCTCGTTGAGAGACAGGCAGGTGAACCAGTTCTTCCAGTCGTTGTTGATCTTGCACTGGTGCTCGTAGAACCCAACGGGCTCGCCTTGGTGAAGGACGATCACGTTGTTCGCGTCCTCCTTAGGGTCAGGCTTCTCGCCGTCAGGAGGGGCGGGGATCCACAGGCGATTCTGGAAAGTCTTCTTGGGCAGATTCGGCTTGTCGCCGAAGCCCTTCTTCAAAAATGAACCCATAGCGGGATCTCCTTCAATGCTGCGCTCTTACGCGCGAGGGGTTTTGGGCACGGTGTCCTACCGTGCCCACGGGGTTATAGATCGACCACCCGGAGCCTGTCCGGGGAATCTTTTGGCGCTCTCCGACCGGTCCTTAGCGGGCCTTGACGGTGCGCTTCTTGAAGTAGCTGCTGACCTTGGCGTATCCGCCGGACACCAGGTCGTCCAAGCTGTGAAACACGGTGTTGTCGTCGTAGTACTGGGACACGGCGCTGCTCTGAATGCCGATCCCGACCGTCTGGATCCCGGCCTTCTCGGCCTTCTTCACCGCGAACTTGAGGTGACGACGGATCTCGGACTGGTTGCACTCACAGGCTGCTGGGAACCCGTCGCTGAGCACGATCATGCGCAGGTCCTGCTCCCGACGAACTGCCAGACGACGCGCAGCCCACATGACTGCCTCTCCGTCCACGTTCTGCGAGAGGCCCACCTCAGCCGCGCGCACGAAGCTGTGCTTGCACTGGGCGAACCGCTTGTCGAAGGGCTTGATAATCACGTGCTTCAGCGGCTCCCACCGCGAGAACGTCCCGCGGAGGTCAATTCCCGACCCGGCTGCCCCGGTCGCATAGCCGGTGGTGAACCCGACCACCTCGTTGGGAATGTCCAGGAGCTCGCAGGCTTCGCTGAAAGCCATGGCAAGCTGGAGGGCCAGCTTGACCCTCGGCCCGCTCATGCTCCCCGAGAGATCCACGACCATCATCATGGCGGTGTCGATCTTCGATTGGATCAGCTTCTTCCTGAAGATCGAGCCGACACCAACACCCACGCGGGACAACCTCGCCGGGTCAACCCGACCGCTGTCCTGGAACCTGCGCCACCTCTTGCCTCGACCTTGCAGGTCCATCATGAGCTTGGTGCGCAAGAACGCCACGCGCTTGCGAACGTCCCCATACCAGGAAGCCGTCATGTCGGAGGGGGTGTTCTCGACCTCAATGATCTCGTCGTTCTCCGTGAACGCCAGATAGGGGCGACCGGCCTTGCGGTGCAGCCCCTTCATGTTGACCTCGATCTTTCCCCCCATGGCCTCGGACATGCTGGCCTCTTTGGCCTTCTCCCCCGCCTTCCTCAGAAGCTCCTCGGCCTCCGACACGCTCATGGCGTCAGGAGCTTCATACTGGTCGCCTTCCTCCTCAGCGTCCCAGGTCCCCTTGGTCTTAGCCCCTCCCTCCTTGGTCTCACGGCCTTCCTCGTCGGCGTCGAACTTCTTGCGCTTCTCCTTGCCGTGCTTGGTGCTGTCAGAGTCTTGCTCCCGCACCTCGTCAGAAGGATCGAAGTCGTCGTCCTCAGCAAAGACAGCGTCCTCCTCCTCGTCTTCCCCCTCCTCGTCTTCCCCCTCCTCGGAGTCTCCGTCTTCTCCGTCTTCTCCGTCTTCTCCGTCTTCTCCGTCTTCCTCCTCGTCGTCTTCGTCTTCTTCCTCGTCTTCCTCCTCGTCTCCAGAGCCGCCACCGCCGGAGCCGTCAGTCTCCGCGTCCTCAGACTCCTCGTCGTCAGGATCAGGAGGCGCTCCGCCCCCTCCCCCACCACCTTCCGGGTCGTCGTCTTCGTCCTCGTCGTCAGGTGGTTCACCACCACCGCCGGGAGAAGGCGGGGGAGTTGGTGGCTCGACCAGGTAGTCCTTCCAGACCTTGTAGATCTGTCCGGCCCGACTGACCGCGTCGACAGTGCTGGAGAGCTTGGTCAGGTCGCCAAGGTGCTTGTCCACCTCGTCAAGGAGATCGCCGACCTCCTTGTCACCTCGGACGAAGTCCAGGGCCTCGGTCTTGGTCTTGCCTTCGGAGAGTTGACCGATAGCAATGATCGCCTTTCCGATCTGACCAGCCTTGCCCTCCGCCTCCATGGCGGTGAGCCTGGCCTCAAACTCGTCACGAACAAGGTTCCGCGCCAGGTCCATGTTGACCCGGCACCCGTGCAGAGCCTCGCCCATGAGCCTGTTGGTCCTGCCCTCCTCGAGGCTCTGTGCGATCACGAACTCCGCTGCGCTCTTGATCCCCTTCCCCGCTGACGGGTCGGTGTGGATCAACGTCCCGGTCTTGGAGTCGACATACCCTCGGACGATATCGAAAGTGTCCTTCGGTATCTCCTCAGGCATGGGCGGGAGGTGGATCACACCCCCCTCCAGGTCCACGCTCGGGCTCCCGCTGTCCCACACAATCTTCACGCTCTTGTCGGCAAGCCCGTAAGCCACCGACTCCTGCGCGGAAAGCAGCTCCATGCGCTGCCTTCCAACAATCTTGTCGCTCATACCAATGTCCTCTCTGTGCCGGCGCTCTCCGGCCGTTGGTGGGCGTTTCGCCCCCGTTGGTTGCGTCTAGTGCTTCAGCTTCTTGGTGTCGATCGTGGTTCCGTACACCCGCTGGTACATCTCAGCCAGTGCGATCCGATCCTCCTCAGGGACGCGGTTGAGAACGCAGTCAATGAAGCCGTCCTCAGCCTCGTCGCCGTCCACAATGGACAGCGCCCAGTTCATGGTCTTGCGCACGCTGAACGTGCTGTTCAGCTTCCGCTCGTCCGTGAACCCCTTGCGAGCCAGGTCAGCGACCTTGACGATCTTCTTGGCCTCCTCGAGGTTGATCCCCGTCCGCTTCTGGAGGATCTGGGCCTCGTAACGGGGCGGCGGGTAACCCAGGAAGTACACCCGGTCGAACCTGTCCAGGAAGGACTCGTTCAGAATGTTGGCCCCACGGTAAAGGCCCGTCTCGTCGCCACGTCCCAGGGTGTTCGCGGTGGCCACCACCAGGAACTTGCTCTCGAAGGTCTCCACGACCTCCACGACCTTGTCGCTGTCCTCCGGGTCGGCCTTCTTGACCGACCGCTCCTCGTCAGCCCAGGGCTTCAGGTGCAGCGGGTTACCCTCCTCGTCGTTGACCCCGTCGCAGACCACGTCCTTGGGGTAAGCAGGTGCGCCCTCAAGGGCACGCTGCAAGCAGGACAACACCTCAGGCGCTGCCATGTCCACCTCGTTAATGATCAACGGGATCTTCCGCAGCATGGCGTCACCGGCAGGTCCCCAGCGGAAGTAGGTGCTCCCGTCCTTCAGTTCCTTCGATCCCCAGAAGTCGTCCTTGCTCATGTCGCCGTTGAGGCTCATGACCATGGGCTCGGTACCGAGTTCCTCTTGGATAAGGATCTCGGCCAGGGTGGTCTTGCCGGAGCCGGTCGGCCCCACAATCAGGATCTTCCTGCGGTGGGAGATTGACCTGCGGATCTTCGTGGCCTCCGGTGGCATCCAGTGGAAGGGCGTGCCGGAAGGCAGCAGGTGCTTAGGCTCGGCGGGCTCCGCCAGGGCCTTGGCACCTCCAGGGATCTCCACCGCGATAAACACCGTCTCCTTGCTCTTGGCGGTGATCATGAGGCCGTGGAGCGAACCGAGGTGCGCCACAATGAAGGGCTTTTTGAACTCCTTCGGCGTGACCCCCTTGGCGTCCAACTCAGCCTTGGACCACCTCTTCTGCGCCTTGAACAGCCCGGCGATCTTGTTCACCAGGTCGATCTCAGCCTTCAATTTTGGACTCATAGTTGTCGTGCTCACTTCGTCAGTCTCCTCGGTCACCGTTTCGGTGCCGTCTTCGTCTTTGCTGCTCGGGGACTTCCCGACAGCCACCGGGACTTTTCCCGGCTCGACCAGGATTGCCTTACCGTCGGCGATCCCGGCCAATGCTAATGCGTACTCGTTCACGGATTTCTCCCGCCCCTCCGTCCGTGAAGGGGCACAAGGTTATAGACCTCTGGGGCGTGCTGTGTCCGCCAATTCAGACTGCCTGGGCGCCGCCAAGTATCTATGGCAGGCGGCCTCCGACCGGTCTGTGTGGTGGGTTAGTCCACCGAACGCCAAAGGGTTATAGACCCGATCCCTCGGCCGTGTCCGTGCCTTTTTCATGGTCTGCGTCCCCTCTGGTGACGTCTGCGGTAGAGGTTTCCTCTCCGCCTCGAACCTTACCCACCGGGGCAGACCTCTTCTCGTCGTAATCCCGTATTCGTCTGCTCATGGCAGCCTTCCTCCTTCTGGCGGAGAGGACGTGCCGCACGCGCCTGGTGATCTCCTTCCTGTCCATGATCCTGGTCGTCATATCCACGAGTCCAGCAAGGTCGTCAGGGTTCACCCATATCGCCAGGGACCTGGTCTGGTAATCCAGCTCGTCCTCCGGCCGACGGTCCTCGAGCCTCAATCCTGTGGCTCGCAGCTTCGACTTGAACCGCTCCCATGACCTCTCTGCGGCTTCCTTGGTGGCGTCCCTTCGGAACTTTCCGATCCACCACTCCTTGCGAACGGGGTTCTCCCGCTCTACCCGTATGAAGTGAAGCAGGTCGGCCAGATCACTAGAAAATGGACCGGTGATCGAGTCAGCGAGCTCGACCCAGTCTGGCCAGTCTGGGAGCCCCTTCACCGCGAGGGGATTCTTGGTGAAGCTCGCCATGTAGTCGTTCACCTCGACCTGCATGACGATCTCGCCGCCGTTGACCTTGGTGTGGATCAGCGAGAACAGGTTGCGGAGATTTCCGCTGCCGTCTGGGTCTCGAAACTTACAGCCCCCGCTCTTGTAGACGGTCTTCTTCTCGCCGTCCCACAGCAAGGTGACCGGGAAGTATCCCTCGGGTGGAGCGAACCCGTCACAGTGCTCGCAGTAGCTGATCCCCCTCCCGTTGCCGAGCTTCCTCAGCGGGGAACTACAGTCCTGACAGCACCCGTTCTTCCGACCTCGGTTGTAGCAGGCCATGCAGCGCCTGGACCCGTGGAAAAGAGTGTCCTCGTCCGTCCTCAGGCACCAGACACAGATCCTCCCCTTCTCCTTCCTTGCGGCCCTACGGTTGAGAATCCGGTTGCGGTCACCGAACTCAATGCAGTCGGGGCACCACTTCTGCGCGAACGAGGTGGTCATGAACTCGATCTGGCACTCGTCGTTGACGCAGATCAGGCGAGCCGGGACGAAGTTAGGAAGACCACTCATGCCGCGACCCCGGCCTCTGATTCGTCGAGTAGCCGGAGAATCTCGAGGTCCTCCTCGATAGCGCCCGGATCCATTCCTTCAGGAGTCGGCACCACGAACACCGGCACCCTTCCAGCGAGCAGGTTGATCGTCTTCCCAGCGCCGATCTCCCCGGCACCTGCGTCGTCGTTGTCGGGGAACACGTAGACAGGCAAGCGCCACGAGAGAACCCGCTTGGCCTGGTCAACCTTCAGTTGGTCGCCGAGCCACGCCATGCAGACGAACTTCTCGAAGGGAGTGCCCTTCCCGTGCAATCGGATTGCACGGTTCACCCTGATCGCGTCGGTAGCACCCTCCACCAGAATGAGGCCCTCTACGTCGGGGGTGAGCAGGTGCTCCCCGTATAGATACTGAGAGGCGGAGAAGTTCCAGTAGTTGTAGTACTTCCTGAAGGCGATATCCCGCTTGCGGGTGGCCCTCCCAATGCACCCGACCAGCTTCCCGCCCTGCTTGCGAACCGGGAAGGTGATCCTGCTCATGTCGGTGTCGAAGCCGATCTCCCAGAAGTCAGCGTCCTCCTTGGTGAACCCCCGGTCGAAGAACACCTGGGGCGGACCCTCCTTGAGGAAGTCCTCGATCTCCACGTCGTTGAACACGTCGTGGTCCACCGGGGGCTTGTCTGCCTTCTTTTTCTTGGCGGGCTGCCAGGGCTTGAACAGATCGGCTGTCTTCTCGATCTGTGCCTCGAGTGTGGCCTGATCCGTCTCTCGGACCCTCTCCACCCACTGAGCGATCTGCTTGTTCTCCTCCGGCGTCCTGTCCTCTTTCCCGTGCTTCCACCAGAGGAAGAGCAGGTGGGCGAGTGTCCCGTAGTGGCCACAGGAGCCACTCCAGCACCGGAAGACGCTACGCCCCTCCGGTTCGACCTTGATCGTGAAGCTCGGCTTGCCGTCGAAGCCCTTCGCGTGGGTCCACTGAGCCAACGGGCAGCGGATCATGATCTGCCTGCCCCTTGGGCTGTTGTGCTCTCGGATCTCTGTGTCGTCGACACCGATCCGTTCGAGCACTTCTCGGATTTCGTCGCTGTCCATTGCTACAGCTTGGCCCCGGCGAGGACCCAGCGCTTCTCCTTGTTCTCTTTGAACCGAAGCCTCGCGATCTCAATGGTCATTGGGTTGAGCTCGTATCCGACACAGCTCATTCCACTCAGCCTCGACGCCACAGCCGTAGTGCCGCCGCCCAGGAAGGGGTCGAAGATCAGGCTGCCCTTCTCGAGCTGGTTGAGCACGATCAGCCTCCGGGCGAGCTCCATGGGGAACTGGTGGCGGTGGTGCTTCTTGTTCTTCCCGCCCTTGGTCTCGTAGGGGATGTACCACACGTCCCCAGCACAGTGGAGGTCGCCGTTCTTGCCTCTGCCGCCTCGGGTGAGGTTGCTCTTGTCGGCGAAGGGCACCCCGATCCCCAGCCGGTCCAGCGGACGCTCGGGGCCGGCCTTCCTGAAGCCAAAGATGTACTCGTAGCCGTAGTTGAGGATCGGAGACTCTGGGTTGAGGGGTTGGTAGTGACCCCTCTGAAGGAGCGGCACCTCAGTCTTCTCCCCGCAGAGGCCGCACTTCTCGTTCCAGCCACCCATGGCCAGGCTCTTGGCCCAAACGATCGTCTGCATGATCTCGAGTGGAGGGCACTTGGCCTTTACGGCTGCGTGGTGACTCCCGTCCTGAATCAGCTCGGCCGACTGCCAGGGACGGGAGAATCCCTCCTTGAGTTGGCCGAACACCATGTAGGCGCGGGCTCCGGGCTCGAGCACTCGGTAGAGCGTGTCGCCGAGGGCCCGCATGAGGTCCGGCGTCCAGCCGTCCTTGACCTTGTAGGGAGGGCTGAAGATAGACAGAGCCACGCTCTCGTCCTTGACCTCCTTACAGCCGTCCCCGCAAGACTTGTTGTGCGCCTTCAGTCTCGTGCTATCGGACCTACGCCCCTTCTTCTTGCTCGGGGGAGGCACCCCCTTCTTCTTGGTTACACCGCGCTTCGACGGCTCCTTCTTCTGCGTCATGCTTCACCCTTTGTCTGGAGCCAATGCTCCCGCTGCCTCTGCCGTAGCAGGGCCATGAATAGTTTGTGCGTCATGCCCAAGGCACGCGCGTCTACGAACAG